CGCTATCACCACTTGGGGAATATTTTATCCAAGTGAGGATCAAGGAGCCAATCTTATATTGTTAGATGCTATTAAAGGCAGATACGAGTTCCCTGAACTTCGAAGATTGGCTCTTGAACAATATAAATATTGGATGCCTGAATCTGTTATTATCGAGGCAAAAGCATCAGGTTTACCCTTGACTTACGAACTACGGAACATGGATATACCAGTTGTAAACTTCACACCATCAAAAGGAAATGACAAGCATGCACGTGTAAATGCTGTTGCACCTTTGTTTGAATCTGGTATGATATGGGCACCTGAGCAGAAATTCGCAGACGACGTTATCGAAGAGTGTGCGGCTTTTCCTTATGGTGATCATGATGACCTGGTCGATTCAACAACACAGGCTATCATGCGATTCAGACAGGGCGGTCTGATCGGACACCCTGAAGATTATGTCGACGAAAAAGTCGATCAACGTAAAAGGAATTATTATTAATGGCAAACAAATATCACAGGCAGGGTTTCAAAACAGGTTTACTAGCAAATATTTTTAAATTAGATAAGACTGGTAGTAAAGATGAGATTATAAAGTCTATGAACAAGAGACTTAAAAAAGAAAAGAAAAAAATAGAACAAGAGCCTTCAGAATTAGAACGTTATACAGATCTTATGGTTTCTGATTTTGAGAAAAAGAAAGGTCCTTTTTTTGATAAGATTAGAGCCAAACAAAAAGCCAAACAAAAAGCAGCTGAACTTAGAAAATTAAAAGGTAAAAAATAATGGCAGCAAAAGTTATTACAAATTTTATAGCTAAAGCCCTTTTTAAACAAAAGGGAGCTATTGCTAATAATAAAGCAGTAGCATTTTCTGCAAATGCTTTAGAGAATAGATTAAAAAATTTAGGTATTGATCCAAATTTAATTACAAGTGAAAAAGAATTAAATCAAATACTAGCTTATGTTAAACAAGCTGAAGACCAAGCCTTTAATCAAAAATTTGGTAATATACTAGCTGGTAATAAGTTTGATAAACAAGCTGATATATTAGATATGACTGGAAAAAAAATGGACCCACGATCCAAGATCATGGGAGGTCAGCAGTCTGAAACAGAAGCAGAGATACTAGCTAGAATAAACAAAGAAAATAAAAAAGGTATTGCATCTATAAAAAATAGAAAAATGGTTGAAGAAGCAATCGACAATGCTTCACCAGGATTTGCAGGAGATAGAAAATATGATGCACAACTTGTTGCAGAAGATTTAGCAGACAAAAAATTTGGTAAAGAATTTTATGATTTAGATCAAAAACAACAAATGGATCTTTACGATGAAGCACTTGAAGGATTATCAAAACAAAGATTTAAAAACAAACCAGACCCAGAAGACATGGCACAAGGTGGACGTGCAGGGTTTAAAGATGGTTTAAGTCCAGCAATGAAAAAACGTATGATGGAGCTTCTCATGCAGGGAGTGCCGATGGACAAAGTTCAAAAAGAAGCAGAGAGTCAATTAAGACAAGATGAATTTAAATCAAAAGCTGGTCCACTTTTAGAGGCAGCGAAAGGTGGCATAGCACGTCTTGGTTTTAAAGATGGTATGACTAGAAGAACGTTCTTAAAAATTTTAGGTGGTGCTATGTCTATACCTATTATTGGTAAATTTTTAAAACCTCTTAAAACTGCAAAAGGTATAACCAAAGTTCCTGTAATTCAAACCGATAACGTGCCAGGTAAACCAGAATGGTTTGATGCGTTAGTCAACAAAGTTATTATCGAAGGTGATGATGTAACTAAAAGATTTGCAACAGCTGATAGACAAGCTGTTCACCAGAAAACACTTGATGATGGTTCCGTGGTCCGAGTTACAGAAGACGTGGACGATGGTGCAGTAAGAGTGGAATACGAAAGTGAAGCTAATGTATTTGGTGATGATGTATTGATGGAATATAAAAAACCATTACCTGATGAGGGAGCACCAAGTCCTACGGCAGAATTTAGTACAGCAGAGTCAGGTCCGGTTGGTAGACAATCAGGCCCAGATGATTTTGATTTAGATGTAGATGAGGTTGGTGGCACAAGTATCAGTGATCTTGATTCTGATGTTTCAAAACTAAAAGAATATGCGACAGGTAAAAAACCTACTATGAAAGAAATTATTCAAAACAAAAAAAGAAGAGATAAAGCTTCGGCTATAACAAATGATATTGATGGAGCGGCTAGTGATGCAGTTATTAGAAGACAAGGTGAGATGATCGATTACGATGACTACGCATCAGGCGGCATCGCTAGAATGTTAGGAGAATAATGAACCCGTTAAAGTACGCACAGATGATGAAGTATCTGACTCGGGCAAAGAAAGCTAACCCAGATCTTCCCGATGTCTTTCCTGCAAGCAAAGCTCCTATTCCACCAGTTAGACAAGATGTTGAAATAAGAGAAGCTATCAATAAATTTAGTAGAGATAATCCAAGAACAGAAAAAGCAGGTGGTGGTATGTTGGTGCAACCAGGTTTTAGTGGTGTGAGGCAGGGGTATGCTGGTACTAAAAAAACTAAAACTACTAAAGTTATAAATAAACTAGATTTAGATAAGAAAAAAATTAAATTAAACGGTGATAATTTTATAACTGGAGAAGTTAAAAGTTATGCAGAAGGTTCAGGTAAAAAATATGTTGATGAGTATTTAAGTTTTGTAGATAAAAATTATTTAAAAAACGATATGTCTATGGTTGAACCTTTTCAGGCATATATTAAAAATAAATATCCTAAAAAATTTTCTAAAATTATATCGGATGTAAATCAAAGTGGTTATAGAGGTTTAAAAGATATTTCTACAACATATAAAAAAGCATTAGCTAATGAATTAATTACAGCAGCAAACAATCAAATAAAATATGTAGATCAATTTGATATTTTAAAAAAATTAGTTTCTCCCACACGAGCTGCAGCTTATGAAAAATCAGGAGGACTATCTGCTAGACCTCCAGAATGGGCGGATAAGAATACTTTAAATAATTTTAAAAATTTAGATAAAATGGAAAATAAATTATCTAAAGCTTTGACATATATGGTGAAAAATAATGTTACAATCATAGATCCAAAAAAAGTTAAAATACTAGGATCGGGGGGAAAGATAGAAGGTGCATCTCCAATTAAAAAAATGATGCATTATCTTGCAGGAGGTGGAAGTCAAGCAAATTTAAATAAAGCATTAGAAATAAATCCTTGGTATCAGTCTCAAAATTTTAAAGTAGGTGGTACAACTAAAAACACTTTTGATTATTTATCAAAACAATATGGTAAAGATTTTATAGGTCAACCTTTTAATGATGCGTATGATTTTGCTCTTCAAAGAAGAGGAAGAATTACGTTAAAAGGAATGAAAAATCAACCTTTACCAGAAAATTTAATATGGGAATTTGCGGCTAGAAGTGCACAAAGAAATTTTACTGATGGTGTTCCTATTGAACAGTGGCCTGTTAAAATTTTAGATAAAAAAGGAAATGTTGTTGATTTGGGTGAATTTCCTGTCGACTCATCGGGACGTAAAATTTTAAATACAAGTGAACTTCAATTTGAATATAACGGAAAAATATTTAATAGAAATAATTTAAAAACAACAGGAGTTATGTCTGGTAATTTTGATGATATTTATAAAATTTCAAGAAAGCTTAATGATTATTTAACACAAGAAGTTCCTGATCCAGATAATCCTAAAAAAACAATATCTCTTGGAGAATTATTTAGAAAAACTGAAGGAAGAATATTTCCAACAATCGGACATGATGATGCTAGAGGAGGAGTAAAAAAGAGACCTTTTAATAGTTTTAAAATTTTGACAAATGTTGAAAATCTTTCTTTGTTTAATGCATATAATAAAATAAAAAATCCACAAACTAGAAGAAATGTAGTTGATTTTATTTATGGAGAAACAAAAGGATTAAGAGGTGATAGATATAAAGAAGCTTGGACAAATAAGAATGTAAACTTTGTAACTGAATATATTAAAACAGGACAAGGTTTAGAACAAACTCCATATAAACAAGCTGTAACTATGCCACCTAAAAAATTAGAAGCAGAAATTTTAAAAAAGATGGGTTTTAAATGTAAGTTTGCAGCAAGCACGGGTGGAGCTGCAAGATGTGATGACCCAGCTTCTTACACTGATGATATTAATAAAACAAGACAGGATTTAAATTCAAACGACGTCAGAGTCCGGGCTGCTGCAAGTGCAAAATTAAATAAAGGTTTACAGGTTGCAAAAACGTTACCACAGATTGGAACATTTTTAAGACGTGTAGGTCAAGCAACTGTAGGTGGTGTAGCAAAAGCTTTAGAAGCAACAGGTATAGCAAGTCCTGTTGGTGTTGCAATCGAAGGAATGGTTGAGGGAGGTATTTATGATTATTTTAGAAAACAAGGATACACTCATGATCAAGCATATCAAGAAACATTTTTTCCGGGCATCGTTTCAGGAAGACCAGAAGGCGTGCCATGGTACGGGGGCGCTGAATCATTATTAGAAAAAGAATTAGTTGGTGATGAACCAGGAAGACAGTTTCAACCAAAAGTAGCACAATACGTTGACGCATTAAAAGACCAAGAACAAGTGTTTGATGCGTTTGGAAGATTAGAGCAAGGACAACAAGCATCAAGAAAAGATATTACAGATGCAGCTTCTGCTGATATTCAAGATCTAAACAGATCTGGAACAATAAGTAATATTAATAGAATTATGAATCCTGAAAGTATGGCATCACAAGCGTATCAAACAGCTGTTGAAACACAGGCAGGCAGACAAGATCAAAGAGCTAGAGATTATATGGCTGAAAATTATGTGCAAACGGAGCCTACTGATTTTGCAGAACAACAACTTCAAAAGAAAAGAAATGAAGCAATGTTACAAATGTTTCCAACTCCAACAGTAGAGGATGTGCAAAATGTATATAAAGCAGCTGGTCGTCAAGATGATTTAAAATATTTTCAAGCTCAAGATTATAAGGACTTTATGCAAACGATGGATGATTTTCAAAAACAAAGTTATTTTGCAGATAATTTTAGATTAGAAAAAGCAGGTGGTGGTATTGCTAAATTAGCTGGTGTATCATCAGGCCCACCACCAGAATCAGGACCAAACTCACAAGGGTTGCAAGGTCTAATGAAACGTGTTAGAAACTTATAGGAGTATATATGGCAGAAATAGACAAAGGACTCCCGAACACTAGAAACAAACTTGAGATTCCTTCAGAAGAAGAAATACAAGATATAGCTGTTCAGGAACCAGTAGAAGAAAAAGGACCAATCGAAGTAATACCAGAAGAAGACGGTGGCGTAACTTTAGATTACGAGCCAGGTGCAATTAATGTGCCAGGAACAGAATCACATTTTGATAATTTAGCAGATCTTTTACCAGACGATGTTTTGGAGCCAATAGGCATGGAGATGACACAAAATTATATAGACTATAAAACTTCTAGAAAAGAATGGGAACAGTCTTACATACAAGGTTTAGATCTCTTAGGATTTAAATACGAAAACAGAACAGAACCCTTTCAAGGAGCTTCTGGTGCAACACACCCTGTGATGGCAGAGGCAGTCACACAGTTTCAAGCTCAAGCATATAAAGAATTATTACCAAGTGATGGACCGGTAAGAACACAAATTATTGGTGTAAAAAATCCAGCGACAGAACAACAAGCAACACGTGTTAAAGATTTTATGAATTATTTAATTATGGATCAAATGAAAGAATACGAAGCAGAGTTTGATTCTATGTTATTTCATTTACCACTAGCAGGTTCAACATTTAAAAAAATTTACTATGATGTAAACATGGGACGAGCTGTATCTAAGTTTGTTCCAGCAGATGAATTAATCGTTCCGTACACGGCTACCTCATTAGACGATGCGGAAGCGATTATTCATAAAGTAAAGATTTCAGAAAATGAATTAAAAAAACAACAAGTCAATGGATTTTATCGAGATGTTGAGTTAGGACCTCCAGGTATAGATTCAAATGATGAACTTGCTAAAAAAGAACGTGATCTTGAAGGAAGTAAAAAAACTGGAAGAAATGAACCAGTTTATACATTACTAGAGTGTCATGTTAATTTAGACTTAGAAGGTTTTGAAGAGGTCGGTGCAGACGGACAACCGACTGGAATAAAATTGCCTTACATCGTAACTGTTGAGGAAGGTAATAGAAAAGTTCTTTCTATTAGAAGGAACTTCGCGCCCAATGATCTAAAGAAAAATAAAATCCAATATTTTGTCCATTTTAAATTTCTGCCAGGACTAGGATTTTATGGCTTTGGACTCATTCATATGATTGGCGGATTGAGTCGTACGGCAACGGCGGCTCTCCGTCAATTATTAGACGCAGGTACCCTATCAAACTTACCAGCAGGATTTAAACAAAGAGGTGTAAGAGTTAGAGATGAAGCAGCTCCAATACAACCAGGTGAATTTAAAGATGTAGATGCACCAGGTGGTAATTTAAGAGATGCATTTTTTCCACTACCATACAAAGAGCCATCTCAAACATTATTAAATCTTTTAGGTATTGTTGTTAATGCAGGACAAAGATTTGCAGCGATCGCTGATATGCAAGTTGGTGATGGTAATCAACAAGCTGCGGTTGGAACTACGATTGCATTGTTAGAACGTGGTTCGAGAGTTATGAGTGCAATACACAAAAGATGTTATGCAGCGATGAAAGCTGAATTTAAATTGTTGTCAAAAGTTGTGTCACAATATTTACCACCTGAATATCCATATGATGTTGTTGGTGGTGCAAGAAATATTAAGCAAACAGATTTTGATGATAGAGTAGATGTAATTCCTGTAGCTGACCCTAATATTTTTTCAATGTCGCAAAGAATTACTTTAGCACAAACACAATTACAAATAGCAACATCAAATCCGCAAGTACATAATATGTATCAAGTGTATAGAACAATGTATCAAGCAATCGGTGTAAAAAATATCGATGCAGTATTACCACCACCTGCACCTATGGCGCCGATGGATCCAAGTTTAGAGCATATTAATGCCTTAGCTGGTAAACCTTTTCAAGCTTTTCCAGGTCAAGACCATAGAGCACACATTACAGCTCACTTAAATTTTATGTCAACTAATATTGTAAGAAATAATCCTGCAGTTATGGCAGCAGTACAGAAAAATATTTTAGAACATATTAGTTTAATGGCACAAGAACAGGTACAATTAGAGTTTAGAGAGCAAATGCAACAGATGATGATGATGCAACAACAAGCAGCAACAAATCCACAGGTACAAGCACAGCTTCAAGCACTAACAAATCAAGTTGAAGCAAGAAAAGCTATCTTAATTGCAGAAATGACAGAGGAATACATGAAGGAAGAGAAACAAATTACGTCACAATTTGATAATGATCCTCTTTTAAAACTAAAATCACGTGAAGTTGACCTACGTGCGATGGAAAATGAGCGTAAAAAACAAAACGATGAAGCAACTCAAGATCTAAACAGAGCAAAATTAATGCAGGCTCAAGAAATTTCTGAAGATAAAATGGATCAGAACGAAGATTTAGCAAAATTACGGGCTGGAGTTAGTCTTGCAAAGTCAGGAATTAACAAAGCAGCTGTTGTAATGGACGATAATTAATGTTAAGGAGATAATATTATGATGAACTATAAAAAAGCAAAGCAAATTAACATTCCGGAGCAGAATAAGGAAGTAGATCCAAGATCTAAGACTACTGCTGATGGTGCTTTCAACTATATTCCTACAGGAGACAAGGAAAAAGTTAGAGGAACTAAAAGAATGTTAGCTGAAAAGAAAAAAGAAGCTACTTGGTATTAAATTATGTGGTTATCGGCGATAAAATTAGCCGTTTCTGCTGGAAGTAAAATTTATGCTAACAAGCAGAAGACGAAAATGGCAATGTCAGATGCACAATTGATGCATGCTGAAAAGATGGCCCGAGGTGACGAAGCTTACCAGGGAAAATTGCTAGAAGCTAGACAATCAGATTGGAAGGACGAGGCAGTTTTGATAATTC